TATCAGACATTTCTCTATGATGCCAGTCTCCTACTACTGATTTAAAAGATTCCCCATTTAATAACTTAGTACCATGGCGACCCGTATCAATTGGAATGATCTGAAACCCCACTGTAATTACCTCCTTCATATTATACCCCAAAATATAGTATGGGGTATTTGCCTTTATCCTGATTATATAGCATTACCACATACTTTACAACAACTTTTTGTATACTATTGCCTAACCTAATATTTCTTGATATAATACATACAAATCACAATGTAAACAAATGTTTACTTGTAAACATGGTAAACAAAGCATTATTACTACCTAAAATGTAAACATTTTTCATAACCAAAATTCAACAAACAAATCGAGGAGGTAAACTATGAACGATTCCGAAGAACAAAGAAAACCATCCTCTCTCACTCTTTCCATCCGTTTAGACAATGAAGAAGGTAAAACTGAATGGGATTTACTTCAAACTCGTACAGGTTTGAAATCAAAAGATTTGTTTTTAGATATAATCAGATTAAAGAAAGATCAATTAGAAGCAGAATCAGGTGGAATATCTGAATTAATAACACCTCAAATGCTAAAAATGAAAGAGCATGTAGAGCGTATTGTCCAAATGTTTACTGAAATTACTAGGAGTGAAGCAGACCAAAAGAAATTCCACTTAGAAACTGTTCAAACACTGACAAATGATTTCAAAACAACTTTAGATTCTTTAAGAGAAAGAATTGATATTGCTGAAAATAACAAAAAAGATTCTGACAAAGCAAGAAAAGAAGCAGAAGATAAGTCGGAGACTTTATCAAAAAGAAATATTGAATTAGAGGCCGGACACAACAATTCAAATTATTTAATAGAAACATTGAGATTAGAAAATGATGAAATGAAAAAAAGAATTGGGTCTGTAGATGAATTAGAATTTTCTATTGGTGAAATGGAAGATTCTAATAAATATTTACAACTTCAATTAAAAGAGTCTGAAAATAGATCAGTATTTTTAGAAGGGCAATTGGTTGAATCAAAGCAAGATAGATTGAAGGAAATTAGCGAATTAAGGGAAAGTTATATATTGGAATTAAAGGTAATGAGGCAAGAAATGAAAGAAGAATGTGATAAGAGAATTAATGAGATGAAAAAGGAAAATGAAAGATTAGAGATCAAGGAGAAAATATGGTTGCCACTAAATGTTAGGTGATATAAATATGTTTAAAATTATAAAAGCACTATCCATTTAATTTTGGATAGTGCTTATTTTTTCGTTTTATCGTTGGGCCTAATGAGTTATAACATTTTATTAACATGTGGATAACCTCTAGAAAATAAATCTGTCCACATGTTAATAACTTAAAGGAGATTTGGCATACCATGTCGAATATACAATATCAGTCCAATAAAAAATCAAGACTACTCAGTTCTTGCAAAACCAAGTAGTCTCTAATCTAGCAATGTCCTCTCACCGACACGCTTAGACTTCTTAATTAAGATTATACCAAATACAAATTAAAATGCAATAGTTTTGTATATGGGTAATTTAGAAACAAGTCAAAAGTTAGTAGTTTGTGAAAGCACATGCTACTAACTTTTTTATTGGGTTAAAACAAGTCAAAGTATCTTAATAAATTAAAAAAGAACATGCAAAAACCTCTTATGAAATGCCAGAGCGACCAACTTCAACATTTCATAAAAGGCCCAAGAAGACTAGATGATTTTTCTATTAATGTTAGTATACTATGTTTTTAGAAAAAAGTCTATACCTCTTCTTAGCATTGCTATTGTCTTTTTTGACAAAATGCTGAAAGAAGGTTTTCTATTGTGAGTATTAAAACATTGATCCCAGAAGAAGCCTGTATAGTAGTACAATTAAGTGTTGTTAAAAAATTTGGGCAAGTACCTGCTGAGATACTTAGTAGATTAGATTATTGGATGGATAGTTCAACAACGTATAGACAAGATGAATGGTGGGTTTATAAAACATATGAAAACTTTATGGAAGAGTTAGGAAAATCTGAATCAACAATTACAAGAGCATTAAATGTATTAGAAAAATGTGGAGTCCTTATTTCTAAAAAGTTTAATAGTTGGAAAAATCATCATGTTAAGTTTTATAGAATTGATTATGATTTATTCTATGGAATTATGGGTATACCAAATCCTAGAAAAGAAATGGAAAAATATAAACCTGTGGATAACTCAAGCAAAGAAAGTCAAAATGAAGGAATCGAAAATATTCAAAATGAAGGAATCTATACAGATAATACTAATACAATTAATACTTCTTCTGTATGTATGGATTTAGGGGTAGTTAAGGATGTAAAAGAAGAATTTTGGAATCAAGAAAATGATTGGTCTATCATAAAAACTCTTGGAGATTCTAAAATAGACCCAGATTCAGATTTTGCAATTACTGTAACCAAAATATTAAGAGAGGTCAATGCTAATGCAGATCAATTAAAAAGTGCTTTAGATACATTATTCAATGCTAAATTTCATATTAAAAATCCATTTGGTTTTGTAAAGAAAATACTTAGAGATTTTGTTTCAGGTGAAAGTGCCTATTTTAATTATCATTATCAATCATGAAAGGATATGTTTAAATGCAAAGATCAAAAACATGGGAACTTCAAGAATGTAAAGATTCATATCAAGAATTAATTAAATCAGTTGAATCAGAAGAAATTACAGTGAGTGAAAGAATGAAAGTTATTGCTAAAGAAATAGCAATAACTTCATATTTGAATAATTTAAAACCTAATTTAGAAAATTTCAAGAATAGAGTTGTTAGAGAAAATAGGGTTATGAATCATAATTATTAGATTTATTAATTAATATCAACCCTCCACAATATCAATAAAGAACTCTCCTCCATCAAATACTCCATCCATTCGACCAAACAGTAATTTCCCACCATTGCTATATTTTACAGAACTGACATTTTCACCACAACACTCGCATTTCATATCCTTTGTCATGAATAATCCATCATGTGTGGCATCAGGAAACATTTCTTTAATAATTTCATTAAATGTTATAATTACTTCTACTTTTGCTTTTTCAATTGATGAGTAATATTCAGGTTTTGCGAAAACTCCTGATTCATCTTTATTATCATTTAATTGCACTCCAAATCTAACCTGATATTTTATATTGTTGGTATTAGTGGTATTTTTACATTTGAATTGTTTAATTTTACTCATTTTGTTTTCCTTCTTTCGTTGTTTTATTTATTTTATTAACATCCATTCTCACAAACTAAATATCTTTCTGACTCTCTTTTTGATCCCCATATCTCCTCGTATTCCACCTTTAAAACAAGATTTCCTCTGCACTCAGGACAAATACCCTCTTGTAAGCAATATTTTATATTTTCCGTTTCAAGATAGTCATAGAATGAATTTTCATCCAGTATTTCTATAATTGGCATTTCTTTATTAATGATTTTTAACCATATGTCATTTGAAACATCATACTCTAAGAAATTTTCAATATCATTACCATCATTATCATTATTGCTTTCAGATTCGCCAATATTATTTTTTAATGATTGATTATACATATAATCTGCATAATCATTGCATGGGAAATTACAAGAACTATTCTTTGCCCTATCGCACATATTGCACATTTTATGTATTTCTTTATAATCTTCCTTCATTTATTTCTCCTTTATTTATTATATAGTAATTTGTTTTATTAAATATTTGGCAAGTAATAATCAACGATATATCTTACTGCTTCTTCTAATGTTTCGCATCTTTTTGTAATACACAATTCCATCCAAGGATGACTTTTATTTTTACCAAATCCAATAACTGGCTTATCCCATACATCATGTGCCATACAAATTTCCATTGCAGTGCCAATACTATCAGAAAAATCAAGATTTACTATAGTTAAATCGCTTCTTTTTACCATTTGTAAGTCAAATTTTTTAACTTCTGATTCGGTATATGTATTTGGATTCATTTCAAAATTATAATAGTCTGATGGACTAATAGTATGTATTTTATCATCTGATGCAATTCTTAATAATCTTTTTGTATTTACTCTCCAAGAATTATATTCTTCAAAACTTAGACCACTCATTTTTCCTGCTAAGTAAATGGTAAATTTATTATTCACTAAAACATCTCCTTTAACTTTTCATCCAATTCTTCAACTGTTCCACTATTTTCAATAACATAATTAAACTCAAAATCATCTAAATCAGATTCAGAAACATGATTTTCAAGTTCTTCATTTTGAATAACATTAAAGTTTGGTCTAATTACTCTAATTGTTGTTAATTTGTCAATATATTTATATATTAACAAAAAATTAAAATAATCATAATTAACTTTTTCACGAAAACTTTCTACTATTGCTATAGTGTCTTTATTAGCAAAAGGTTCTATATCTCTTTCCCAAACTCTTCTTGCCATATGATGTGGATAAAAGTCAGTTCCTACTCGATAAACTTCTGCCATAAATTTGCGACTTTCTAATGTGTCTATTCCATTCCAATAGAAATCTTTTTTGGTTAGTTCTCTTATGTAAGTTGATAAACTACATCTGATTACATGTTTATTTTGTGATTTTAAGAGACTTTCTAGTTTTGTTGCTAAAGTCCCTTTTCCACTGTTGCTTTTACCTGAGATTAAAATTATATTATTCATTTGGATACTCCATTCTATAAGTAAAATCACTGTTATAAAGATTATATCTCATTTGAATATTTGATAATTCTTCTCTACTCCATTTATTTTTGAATTTATTCCAATATCCACATTCTTTGAATTCTGGGCAACCACAACGATATATGCAATTAGGGACTAATACATCAGCTAATTCAACTTCAGTCTTACTAATTGAAACTTTTAAATCTTCAGCTAACTCTCTAGTTTCCTTACTGGCCTGATAGCATAATCTCTTTCGCATTGTATCAATTAAGTTCTGAGCGTTTGCTTCACCCTCGAAGGTAACTAATGACCCTTGTGGTTCTTTATCTCTATCTACCCCTGTTCTGTCGCTCCTCTGAGTGGATATAAAGCACTCCCATTTATGTCTAGACCAGTGAACAGAAACCCATGATTTAATACTCTTCCATATCCAATTAACTTTAATAAGTCTGCATGGGGAATGTTCTGATATAAGTAATTGTGTTTTAAATTTACCATCTGGATCATTTTCTGTGGAATCTTTATTAACTGTAGTTCTACATTTATTTTTAGCGTCAACCCAATTATTTTCATATTTATTGATTTGTGTTTTCAATTTATAATCTTCCTCTCTAATTAAAATTTACCTTGTCGTACTGATATTTCTTCCAGTATATACATGTAGGCTCATAACAACAGCCTGTGCAATTTCTATGATATAGTTCTTCTTGATTGTAACACGACAATCTATTACGCATAGGAGTCAAACCTTTTTCAAGAATTACTTTCTCAATATCAGAAATTTCTTCTTGATCATTTTCATTTCCATTTTCTTGATCTAACCGCCATTTCTCATATTCTTCATGTGTTTTAAGTAACCCAGAAGTAATATCTTTTAACTCATAATCATCATCGAATTTTATTTTGTAGTAATCAACATCTTTTCTAATACTCCTTTTAATAATAGTACACTCTTGACCTTTGTATTTTACAATTAAACCAACAAACATTACTTTATCTTCTGCATTAAATTTTGGTACTTTTTTGATATCGCTTAATTCTGAATACTTGTTTTCCTTTTTTGCTTTAGGTGCTCTAGGAGTAAGATTAATTTTTCCCTTCGCTATAATTTTCACCACCTTTACAAATTATTTAATATGTATTACTAATAATATTATATGTTACTTTACAAAATAAAGCAACATATATTTAATACTGCACAAACCCAACAACATGCTCATCTTTCTCATTCAGCAACTCATAAGCAACCTTAATAATTTGTCTCAATATAATATCACACTCATTAAAGTCCCTTCCCTCAAAATCAGCAGTCAAGAATCCCATCATTCTATCATAATGTTTTACCTCTAGTTCCTTATTTGTTAGAATCTCCTTATTTGTAATGTTTACGTTATTTCTCATAATTCATTTCTCCTTTTAATTTTACTCTACTCTACTCCCAACTATCTTCTTCGGGTAAACTGATTGCAACAACTACTTCACCACTACGATATAACTCTAAGATATGTCTACACATATATTCTTTGCTAGGTTTTTGCCAATCAAAACAAATTACAATATTGGCATTATTAATTTTTAGTTTAAATCCATTCCAATGTTCCTGTTTTTCTATTTCTGCATCAACAACAGATAATTTAGTGATAATTCCTAATTCTCCATCTGAATGAACAGATTCTATTTTAATTACCTTATTTAATGTCTTATTAATAAAATATTCTAAATCCATATGTATTCCTCCTAATAATTTTATTTCTTAATCTCGTCTGACTCAGTATATTTAGGACATTCCAAACTGTTAAACACAACACCTTGAGTTAACCAACAATACTTTGAAAGTTCATATGTATTGGTTAATCCATGAATACCCAAACACAAAGCAATTGAATTATATAAGTTATTAATACATTTGATCAAACTACAATTATGATACATATTGATACCAATTCATACTTCTTCCTCCTTACCAACTCTTATAATCAGTGAAATCAATTACAATATCACACTCAGGACATACACCTTTATATGCAGAACCAATTCCAGTTCCATACTCAAATAATAATAAATGGACATTATCTTTATCACATTCGGCATAAATTCCTTGTGGATTCATTTTATCAGTCTTGCCAATATAAGTATAACCTTTTCTAATTAATCTCTTTTGTGCTTCTTTATCATATTGATCAGCTTGGAGTTGTGTGATTTGATTTTGAATTTCTTTGATATATGATTTACGTATGTCTCTTTTAATTTCTAATCCAAGAATTTCTTTTCTAATATTATTTAACTCTTGATTGGATGATTCTAATTGCTCTTGTAGTTTGGCAATTTGATTGTTTGTATTAAGCATTTAATTTCACTCCTTTATAATTATTTTATCGCTTTTAATTCTAATGCTACATGTTCTGAATGGCCCATTATTCTATATTTCTCAATATCAACTACTTTATAGTTTTTACTTTCATTTTTGATAGTTATTGTTTCACCATTTTTATAATTTGCATTTGTTGTGTATGCGGTTACTACCTCATTTTTAGAATTGTATAATAAAACATCCATTTAGTTTTCCTTCTTTATTAATAATAATTAAATTTTAATAAATTAAACAACTTCAAATTCAGTATGATAATATATTTCTGCCAATCCTCTTCTGGCATCAAGTTCAGATAGTTTGTATTCATTCATAAACTCTTCAACTAATTTGTAATTAAACTTATCCATTACTTGAAGAATGTAGTTTTCTTTGTTTGTGATCATTTTAGATTTACTCCTTTCCACCATGAAATAGTTTTTCGAGGGACTAATTTAATCCCATTCCCCAACATTTATATTCATCATATGGAATTTCTTTTTCTTTTGATGTTACTTTTATAGTCCTATCATCTAAAACTTCAACAACTGATTCTTCTTTATGATTATGATAAACAGTATCTCCAACCTTAAAATCAAAATCAGTTAAATAATAATTCAAATAATTATATCTCTCACAAAATTTATCTAATTCATCATAAGTAATTATTTCACAACTTTTATTAAAAGAAGTAAAAGAGAAAGTGATTGTTGTTTGTGAAAGTTCAAATATAAATTTATCTAAATTAGCAGTTGTTTCTTTCTTAATATCTAAAATTTCTAAATCAAATTTTTTTCTAAAGTTCTCAATGACCGTAAAAATAGAATTTATTGACCCAATAGCGTGATATTCATTATTCATTTCAATAGTTCCATTAAACATTTACAATTCCTTCTTCCTTCAAATAAAATCATTATTCTGAGCTAATTTTATTTTTCCATTTTTCTATAGTAATGTCTCTAATGATGCGTTCATTTTTCCATTGAGTAATCGCTAAATGATAACCTCTTTTCAAAGAAGAGCATTCGTCCAATATATACCAAGCATATGATTCCATATATTTTTTATCACCATACCATACAGCGATAATATCATATTTTTTATCTCACTAAGTTTCATAATTATTTTAATCTCCTTTCCATAAGTACATAAAACTATCATTTCTTGGTATTTGACTGCTCAATTATTTTAATAACATCCAAAATATTTAAACAAGCCTTTCTATATCCACTACTCCACAGGTATGTACTTTCATTGTAAAAATTCATACAATTATTAATTTCATTAATTAACCATTCTTTTAATTCATCCATTAGGAATCCTCCTTTCTTTTCATCACCTCCTCTCTGTCGTTTTATTTTATGATTGCTTAATTCAAATGGTGAATTTTATAACTCGTCTCTGACAAATATAATAAAATTTTGGATTTGACATTCATCGCAAAGTTCTATATATCCATTAGATTGTTCACAAATAGTAATTTCACCACAATCATCACATTTAATTTCTTTATCACAATTTTCAGTTGGATTGATAACGCTACCTTTATTTGGGCAATAGAAATTGCAAAATTGTTCTTTTAATTCTAATAATTTATCTTCCATATTTACTTTCTTATTGCTTACAGGAGGTCTATCCCATTTTGGTTCTGGTATTTTATGTATCATATTCTTCATCCAATGCTAATTTCCAACATTCAGCACAAACTGGGTCACTTCCTGCAATACATTTATGATGTTTATTTTCATTTAATCCTACTGAATGAGGGCATATTCCAAATAGATGACTTATTTTAGAATTTGGTTCTGATTGTAGATATTCTATTAATTTGTCTTTTCCTGTCATTAAAGTAGTTGAAATATAATGAGGACATGAATCTTTATGATTTAATAAACATCCTTCACCAAATGGTTCTTCCCAATCAGGTGAATAGCAAACTCCACTGTCAAAATGTATGCATGGTTTCATTTTTGGATAGCAACTCCTTTAAGTTCCATTTTTATTTGATTAGTGAAACCCTGTAGTCCTACTGCCACAAGGGTTTCACTTTTGGATGCTTGTTCAATTTAATATTTTATATAATTGAGTAATTATCCAAAGAAAATATGCATAGTTATATGCTCATCTTTCATTCCAGTCATTATAGTTATTACTTCTTCTTTGTTTTTTCGATTCTTGCGAATATCTTTTACGAGTGAATTAATACTTTCTTGAGATATAGTGTTTAACAATCCATTTATATCCATTAATAAAACCCTCTTTCTTTTAATTTTTATCTAAGGCCCAAATTTTTATATAATTGAGTAATCATCTCTAATAAATTTCTTCTTGTCAAAACGGTGTCTTTAGTTTTAGCAGTTAAATCATATTCTTCTTCGAGACCAATTAATGAATCAATCAAGAATTTATTTGCAGGAGTGGTCATTAAAGATTGATATAATTCATATTTCCTATTGGCATCTTTATTGCTTATATAACTTACTACTTTACCATCTGGTTTGTCCATAATAGCATAATCGTCATACCATTTTTTCATATCTCCACTTTCTTTAATATTTTTAGAGAATTTATCTAATGTTTGCTTATTAAATAATCCACTATTTAAACCTGTACTGAAGTCTTCATTTAGAATATTGGTTGTATTGTTCCCATATAATTTCTCCAAATGATTATCATAATTATTAGTTGTAATAAATGAAATGACTCTATTTCCAGTAATATCTTTTAATGGAACTGGTAATAATCCATCAAAAAATATGTAATCAAAATTCATTACTTCATGACCTCTGGGGATAGAATAATAATTTATGATATTAACTACTTGATTATTAAAAAATTTGATCTTAGTTTTATCTTTAGCATGAATAATATCTTTAATTTTATCTATAAATTCATTATCTATGCAAATTTCACCATTATTCACATGAAGTATTTCATTATATTTATCATTTAGAGATTTTAGCCAATCATTGTTTCCCTTAAAATATAAAACATTGTTTGGTTTCTCTTTTAGAATTGTTGCCATGATTGAATAGGTTGCTCCTAACCCTCTAGCCCAATTGCATATTAATGTGTCTCTACCTGATTTAATTTGAATTGCCTTTTGATAATCATATAATTTAATATTGTTTAACTCATTCTTTGGACTATAATTTGTATACTTTGGCATTTTTACATTCCTTCTTTCTCTCACATTGCTCACACAATTTTTATTTTATAATTAAGTTATCCATTTAAGTACGGTAACTAAGGATAACCACTATGAGTATGGTCTATCATAATATTTCACCTCCTTTCAATATGGATATTAATCTGACAAATGAGTATAATAACTTTATGCAAAAAATTAACTTGGGAGTGATTAATTTTGTCAGAAAATATTAGGAAAATAACTAAAGAGACAATATCTAGCCAACATAAGTCCTGTCCCATTTGTAAAGGTAATAATGTAGATATCATGGGTATGAATGCTGTAATGAGATTTGAAACACCTGAAAAATCAATTACAATGCCTATGTATCCCATTGCTTATGCATGTACTGGTTGTGGGTATCTTATGTTCTTTTTAGAGATTAATGTTGATTTAGATAAGATAGAGGAATAGATTATATTGTTGTTGGATTTAATTTTATGTATTCATCGTAGTATTGCCATTTAAACCCACCTGCTGTTTCTCTTAATCCCCTACACACAGCAGAGATATTTTTATATTCAATCTTCAGTTCCCTATATGCACTTCTTGCATTATCCCATTTTTTAACTAAATCATTTTTACGAGTTAATTGTATTATTGGTATAGAAAGATTCTCTTTATTTCTCTTATCATTGTCCTCATATACCTTTTTCATTACTTCTTCGGGATCATAATCACACCATCCTAATTCAACACCTAGTTTTAAATATCTCCAAACGGTAGCTTTATGAATTTTTATTTGTTCGGATATTTCCCATGTGCTATTAATTCCACTATTCCATAAGTCGCAAACAACTTTGACTAAGTTATTACAAGCATATTCGTGACATCTCAACCAATCTATATTTGATAAATCAAAAATATCATTTAATTTACTACTTAATATATTACTTTTAATATATTCTAAATTACTTTCTTTACAATCTATCCTAATTACTTCAATTTCTTTTTCTTTTGCTTTTAAATCTTTATAATCATCTATTTCTTTAGATTCTTTTATAGTTAATTTTGATAATGTATTACTATTTCCATGCCCTATTCCACCATCCATTTCAAGTATATATTCTTTGTCCTTATGCTTAAAATAATCATCATATTTTTTTGGTTTGATCCAATCAGGGGAATATTCAGGAATAAAATCTATTCCTAATTGTTCTAATAAATTAAAACCAAATTTATTGGGATATGAAAAACCATCTCCACATTTAGGACAAGAAAACCCAAAACTTACAACAACATACACTTTATAAGATTTTTCACATCCACAATCAGGGCAAATAAATATTTCCGATTTTGTACTTCCATAAGATAATTCATATCCAAACTCAGAGTGTTTTAGCAGTTTGGCAGTTTTAAGATGTGTTGTCCATAAATCATTATATCCTTTTAAAATTTTTTTATTTGTACAAACGTTGCAACCATTACCTTGCGTTAAATTAAATTCGTAAATTTGATCAATATTTCCATCAATTAAACATTTATATTTATATTTTTTTTGATTATCACTTGCTTTTGTCTGTTCTAAAATTTGTATCTCCCCAGAAAAAGTTTGAATGATATCTCCAACATTGTATCTATATTTTCTCATATGTGTTCCTAGAACTTCACCTAATTGACAGTTTTTAAAACCAGTAATTGTTATAGGATAAATAATATTGTTATATTTAACATCTAATTTTTGTTTCTTTACATCATAATTAATAATTTCAACTTTATCTTCGATATCATCATATATAAACTTAACGTGATTTCCAATACTCTTATTCCAATCTATACATTCTTTATTTGCATTAGCACCAATACCTAATTTCTTTGGTAAGTCTTCTAAAAATACTTTTTTCAATATTAAAATTCTCCTCCTGATCAGGGAGGTAGCTACCTTTTATACTTGCAAGTTCTCTGTTTATTTATATTTGACTCTTACTCATTTATATTTAGTAATTTGTTTCAATTTCATAAGCAATATTGTTTTTCATGTCGATTTCATAACTATAATCTCCATCGTCATCATCACGCTTATAATAAACCATAGGCACACGAAAAAATTTATTGTCAGACGATCTTTTGTAAATATGATTGGAGAAACTACCATTTTCATCTTCTATTCTTTCTCCGTCTTGACATACATAAATCCATTCTTCATTATCAACAATTAATTTCTTTTCAAAGTCAATAGCTTCCATTTGTTTTTTGGTTAATTCAATTTTCATTACAATTCCTTCTTTCTAAATTATTAAATATCAATTAAAATGTTTATTTTATTTACTGTGGTTTTATACACTATATGTAGTGCTTATTTTAGTTTTACTACTGCATATAGTGTATAAACTTCTTATATTTTACTTAATAAATTGTTCTACAGCAATTTTGCTCCAACTTTCTAATTCTCCTTCAAAATCAAGCAAATCTTTCTTATAAATCCAATCTCCAACTAGTGTTTCAGTCTCTTTTACGCTAACATCTAATCCTGAAACTTCAACAACATACACAAGGCCCAAATGAACTGAGTCAACTTCTGTATTATTGGAGCAAATCATACCAATTAAATCAATAGATTTAATACTGGACTTAATACTAATTTCTTCATCTAATTCTCTCATCATGCCTGACTTAATATAGTCGCCATTTTCACTATCTAAACGCTCTAAATGCCCTCCTACGCCTAGAGAATACTTACCTGTGAGTCTTACATCACCTTCTAGTCTACGAGTGATGAAATAGTTGTCTACACATTTGATTAAGCAATAAGGAATGATTTGACGATTTTCAAAATTTAATTCTGCATCATAACGAGGAATGAATTTCCCCACTGAATTAAAAATATCACTATATTTATTATCCTTGTCTAATTCAACAAATGTATCAAAATCTTTTGTCAATTCATTGCTTACTACAAATACTTCAACGTAACCATATTTAGCTTTTAATTGCTCTTTATTCATTTTAAATTTCCTCTTTTCATTTTATTTATTTTTTAGATTATGAACATTTGCTATAACCACAGGATTTACAACAAATACACGAACCTTCATTAATCAACGGTTCTTTACATTCAGGACACGATTTTGAATCATTAATAATTTCTATACTTGCCAAATCGGTTTTAATTTCTGCTTTTGTATTAGTATTCTCAAATTTACTCTTAACATCTTTTACTGCTTGTTTAAGAATATTAGCAATAGCATGAGGACAACTAGCACCTTTACTAACTGGTTTTCCTTTGGTTCTAGCATTTGTATAAGAAGAACAAATATCTACACTTTCTAATTGGTCAATAATATTTTCAATAGGAATGCCACCACGTAATGATAAAGATATCAATCTAGATACTGCTTCCTGATTACTTTTACATGTTCCACTGCTACCTTTATTAGTAAATGTTTGATTAATATTGCCTTTTTCATCCCATGTCACTGTAACATACGCATTTCCACAACCACTGACAAATTTATAAGTTCTACTATCTGCTACAGATGGTGCTTTAATAACATGACCTCGATCAATTATTTCAATGACATCTTCTGTTGTATCGCTATTTCCTGTACTTAATATTTGATTTTCTCTACAACCATCTCGATAAACTGTGATTCCCTTAATTCCACTCTTGGCTGCCATTATGTATACATTACCTACATCTTCTACTGTAGAATTACTTGGCATATTTACTGTCTTGGAAATGCTTAAACTTACATATTTTTGGATTTGCGCTAATACTTTCACATGCCATTCAGGAGAAATATCATTTGCTGTTACAAATATACGTTGAGATTCTTTTGTGAAAATATCATCTAATCCTTTAATTGAACCTCCATTATCATTGATTCTATTCAATATTACATCCGTAAACATATTATTCTTTTTTAGATAATCTTCAAATATATCATCTGCAACCATATATTCATCATTTTCTTTATCTCTGCGTTTATAAACTAGAGCATATTCTGGCTCTATTCCTCCTGTAGTATTTGCAATAAATGCAATACTTCCATTAGGCGCAATACTTGTCATACTAGAGCATCTAACTTCAAGATTTTCTTCTTCCCATTTACTACCTTTCCAAGAAGGATAAATTCCTCTTTCTTTGGCTAATTTGATGTTGTATTGTAATGCATTGTAATCAATAAATCCATATAATTTATCAATAAAATCTAAACACTTTTGAGAATCATAGGGAATTTTCAACATGTAAAGCAACTGTGCAAATCCCATTGTTCCTAGTCCAATAGGTCTAATTGCTTTGGTTACGTCTTCAATCTTTTTTAATGGCAATCTATTTACGGTAATCATATCATCTAAAAATCTAAATGATAATTCTATATTTTCCTTCAAAATATTCCAATTCACATCTTCTGACTCAAATACCTTTTTAAGATTAATTGATGCTAAATTACAACTAGAATATGGAATGTTAATATATTCCATACAATTATGAACAGTAAATCCTTCTACAAAACCCCAATGATTTAGAGGTTCACTAAAATCATAAACTTCTTCCTTTCCAATGCTTTTTATTGAGTTAATTTTAGGTGATCTATGTATTAACAATTCATTTAATGATTGTTTCTTGTAATCGTGATAAAATCCAATATTATCATGAAATTTAACAATATCTGCAAATTTACTAATATTAATATCATAACTTTCTTTGCATTGATATTCACCATTACTAAATTCAACTAATTTACTTTTGTTAGTCGTAATACAACCAAAAATATTAAAATCTTTTTCTAATGCTTTTAATAACTGAAGTGCAAAAACCTTTGATGTAGTTTTATAACTTATTCTTTCTTTCTTTATAATACTTCCATTTGCAGAATAGCATCCTTGAATAAAACTAGCTTTTTGATTTTGTGTCCAATTTGTATAAGTGATTGGAAACACTCTTTCAGGCAATGGACTGCCATCAAATCCTAAATTAATCAATCTTCCTTTAATGTTTTTTACATAATAAGAATGATGTCCACCATTGCTATTTTGTGCATAATCTTCATTTTCAAACAGCTTAAAAATATCCTGATCATTTTCTCCTATATTAACTTCAATACCAGAATGAGCGTCTGAATTAATTCTTGATAAACAACCATCCCCTTGAATAAAACCATATTTGATATATTCATTGTCATATTTGGTGTAATAATTTAAGTTAGGCATTAACTTCTTATTCTTTAAATCTTTAGCTTCGCAACTTGAACCATCTACCAGCATAAACACATGGTTGGGAGTACATTTTATAGATGCTTTAGTTGTTGTTTTAATTTCAACCACATCTTTAATTCCACTGCACCATACTTTTCCTTCACTAACTAATCCTTGATTATTTATTAGTTGAATATTTTTATCTACTAGTTCTCCAAATGTTTTATATCCATCCTCAGTTAATAATTTCATATCTGCCGTGAAACAAGGATTTCCAAAAACTTCCATATGTAAATGAGGGTTCATATTTCCACGGTTCATGTTGCCTTGCATAGAAAGTCCAGGTTCCGCTGTCTTCCATGCGCTTAACATAATTTCATTCCATAGGTCGGTTGCTTTTACTGTTTGATAAACCTTGTTATTAAATCTTAATTCCCAGTCTCTATTATTTTCCACAGCATTTATAAACTCATCTGTGATACTTACAGAAATATTCATATTATTTAATTGAGTAGTATCATCTTTGGAATGAATAAAGTCAAAAATCTCAGGATGATCGCATGGTAAATCTATTTTTAAGGCTCCATTTCTCTTATTTCCTTGTTTAACTCGATTAACAACTTCATTGAAAACATTCATAAAACTAATTACTCCTGATGCAGTTGAACCAGAAGAATTACACAATGCACCTCTTGGACGAATTTTTCTCATAGAAAACCCTGCTCCACCAGACATTTGAAAAATCTTTGCACATTCTGCTACAGTTTGAAAAATACCTTCAATATTATCTTCAATATCTACTACAAAACATGAACTTAAAGATTGTGATGGAGTGCCAGCGTTGAAGATGCAATTATGTACTGCTATTCCATTTACTACATAACTATGATCATCCTCAACTTCAAGATTATAAACAGTCGTATCCATTAATTCCTTGGTTATATTTTGTATGGGAGAACACAAGTAGCCTCCAACATTTTTAAAAGAACACTGATATTTTCTTTCTATTAATTCATTTTTTCCAATCAATACACATAAATCCTTCATGTAATTTGGAGCAGATTCTATTTTGTAATAAAATTTTTCTTGCTTTTTATCCCATTGTTTAGTCATGCTACAATAATAACCTAATCTTAAACAGAGAAAATATATCTGACCAACTAAATTGTAATTATTTAAAGCCATTACAAATCTATCTGGTGTATCCGTGTTTTCAATATTATTGTAGTGACAACCATCACCTCTAAACATACCAACCAATAACATCTTCTGCTTTTCATATGGTAAATACATGAAATACTCTGGAATTTTTATTTTGTCATTTCCATGCCCGAATAGTGATTCAAATAGATACACGAGAGTTTTACTATGAAAACATACTTCGGTAGTATTATTATACGTTTCAATTATTGAAGTTAGTCCGAAATAAGTTTTACCTATTTGATTAACTTGTTCGACATATTCAATTTCATTTTTATGGAAAGTAAATCTTAAACGATTTCTTTCTACGCTCAGACTTCCTTCTGCTAACCAATATCCAAATAATAACATCATATCGTTATTTAATGGTATTTCTTTTGGAATTCCCTTATTCGTAGTTGATTTACAAGGAACGCCATTCGGAGTAACCCGATCAATAATTCCATATATTAGTTCATTTTTTTCACAACATTCAAATCTAGACTGTATTAATTCTTGCGTGTTGATTACGGAAATATCATTAGTAACATCTGTATTATAATGACCTACTACAGCATAATCTCCTTCTGTCAAGTCTTTTGCAAAGATCCATTCTGGTTTTGCGTTTTTAAATTCGATTTCTCTCCTAATCTTTCCAGATGGATACCTTATATTTTCTTTTTTTACTGCAAAAATAGGGTGATTTCCTGTGCATTTAAACTCATCATTTAACAGCTTGCATACATTTAAATTGTAAATATCCTCTCTTGTTTGTCTCTCGAAGATTTGAGATACTGATTTTACATTTCTATCATGCGTTATCACTTTATCTCCAACTTGAATATCTTCAATATCGACCATACTTCCATCGGATTTTGTAACCTTGTTTCCTGCTGTAAAGCAAGGACTAGATGGAATAAATTCCATGCTATTAATTTTTTTATAAAATTGTTCTATGTAATAAGGAATATCCTTTTCATTTTCAGCTTGAGCTATACTTGTAGCCACCCTCATTGCTATATCAGACCATGTATGTTCGATTAATTTACCTTCATTATCTCTTAATAGATATCTTTTTTCTAGTAGTTTTTGTACGTTATCGTTTATTTTAGTCAATTATTTGTCCTCCAATAATTTTATTTTTATAATTTATTATACCATAAGTATCTTCTTTGATTTTACCCTACTTTCCCCAATCATGTAATATACCCTTTGCATCAACGCTAACATTATTAGATAATACTCTTAGTTGTTCCCACTCTTCTTTATTTAAACTAGGGAATTTATCTAATAACACTTTTAACTCCCTGACTTCATCAAAAATATCCATACAATCATAATTCACTATACATCATCTCCCTTCATTATTTATTCTTATACCAAAACACTACCATAATAACTACATTTGTCACATTTAACATTTCTTTGTGGTGGATCTGAACAAAGTATAATCCACATATCCATTAACAATTCATTACCACATTTACCACAAACAATATTACAATTTCTCCATTGTGGATTTTCTATTTGAAACTGTCTTTGTCTTTCTTGATTATATTCATCAATTGTTTTCAATTTTATTTATCACATCCTCTGCTAATACTCCTTTGATTCTCTTATTATAGAGGTAGTTTCCTAGCGAAACAGATAACATATTAGAAAGTATTCTCAATTCTTCTAATTGTTTTATATTTAGAATAGGATAATTATTAAGCAATGGTTTTAGTTGTTCGACAATATAAATTTCTCTCATCTTATGTAACAATACCTACATCTTCCTTTTTAATCAATTCATTTGGTGCTTGCCAGAACCACTGAAACGAATTACTTTCTGAACAGATATTATGAAATCGCATGTAAATTTGTTCTATATCGGGTTGTGCTAAAAATCTCAAACAAATAGAAGATTTAGGACATTCTAAGAATTTACACATTGAAATGTTTGCCAAATTCTAATCTTCCGTCCTCTCATTTTTAATTTCTGATTCAAACCACTCTCTACCTAATGCAATAAATGATTCTCTTTTATAATAACCAATTTTACCTGTATCTTGTTCAAAACAATGCATATAGTTAATTTTATCATGATAGTTTGATTCATATTCTTCTTTGAAGATTTCTATCCACTTTGATCCATCCATTGCATCTGTTAGAATTTTAATATGTATTCACCTCTTTTGATTTAGCAAGAATTTGATTGGTAGTATTGATAAGGCATATGATCAAATCCTTGCTAAAATTATGATAATTATTTTATGATTTGTGTTTAGGAATTATGTCTGTTAACCAATCTTTTTATAATATGTAGTAATATTGGTTAAATCACTTGTACTGAACATGAAATTTGCTGTGTCATTGGAATTGTATTCTTGGGAAGTGCAGGTAGTCCATTGACCGTCGATTCGATTGATAATTTTTGTGGGATTCATTTTGTTTTTCACCTCCTTAACTTAATATAAATGATAATCCATTAAAAGGAAGATTTTATCTGATATTTTAGAATTTTATGATTTTGAAAGTGTTGTGAGAGTAGGGTTGTAAGGTTGGGTATTTATGGAATTTGGTTGTTTATCATACTCCAAGTATTTTTCTAATAAATTTTTAACATATTCAGCATTATCAAGTAAATCGTTAGCATCAACCGTACCATCATGACAATTCATGCTTTCACAAAACTTGGTCAATTCTAACCATATATTATTAATTTCCTTAACTTTGCTATATTGCTCTTCCATGAGTATTCCTCCTTTCTATGTATTAATAATAACATATTGGGAATGATAAGTCAAATATATTTATTTAATGATTTTATCTAAAACAATAATCTATCTTCTTTAATCTTTTGTGCATGAACAATATCATCAAAGTTTTTTAAAATACGTTTCAAGTGTGATTTTTTGTTTGATACGCTGTTGTGAGATATAGCATACCTTAATGCTTTGCTTTCGGCACATAATACACAATATTCTTTTGCTCTTGTGATGGCTGTATACACCCATTCTTTTGTCAACATTAAGAAAGAATTATTATCTAATCCTATAATCACTATTTTACTTTCACTGCCCTGGTATTTGTGACATGTGCACGCATAAGAAAGTTCAATGAATTTCCAATGATTTTTAGGAATAATTATTTCTCCAACTCTGTTGAAATCAATAATAATATCATAATTACTTATCTCTTTCACAATTCCCATATCTCCATTGAAAATAGGTGTTTCTACCACTAGATCCTCTTCGCACTCTTCATCGTCCCAATCATATTCAGTTATTTCACGTTTATCTGATTTCAATATTGTTTTATAATTATTTTTTACATTCATAACCTTGTCGCCGACTCTAATTTTATATTTCATATCTTTTGAAAAAGATAATTCAATTTCTTGTAAAGTTGGATTATACGGATTGTATATATCTTGCAATGCTTGATTTAATTGAAAAGTACATGAATCTCCTTTTCTTTTCATAGGAGAAATAACTTGGATGTCAAAAATACTATCAACCTTTGGTAAATTCTCTTTGAATTTTTCAATCATTTTTTTAGCAGTATGTGCTTTATTTACATAAATATCTAATTCCAAATCCTTTAATTCACCATGTATTACATTGCCTGTATATCCATTCTCAAATATTTGAACTCCATTTCTTACGCTGATACTATCTGTAATAATTGCTGATTTTTGTGCTTGTCTGTGTATTTCAGTTAAACTGACAACAGGAATAACATTTGAACCAATAATATCACTTGCTACATTAAGTACGCCAATACTTTCAAGTTGGCCTATGTCTCCAATTAAAACTACTTTCGTACCTTGCTTTATTGCTTGTAATAATTGATAAAATAAGAATCCTCCTATCATCGAAATTTCATCCACGATAATAATGTCATCAAATAATGGATTATTCTTGTTAAATGTAAAGGATGGAGGTTTATATCCAAGCAAACGATGAATTGTTTTTCCTTGCTCTCCAGTAACTTCGGTCATTCTTGCTGCTGCTCTGCCTGAAAGAGCACATTGTGAAAATGAATAATTGCTTAACGCCTTTAACATTCCACCTACAACAGAACTCTTCCCTGTCCCGCCAAGGCCTGTAACAACCACTAATTGATTTTCTAATACAGTTTGAATTCCATCAATTTGCTGTTGTGTAAATTCCCATCCTTGGCCCTTTTCAAGCATCTTGATTTTTTCTTTCCAACCATCGTATTCGAATTTATTTTCTCCGTTCGCAATTCGTAATAATTCACTTGCGATATTATACTCTAAATCATAGTATTTTTTTAAACCAATTTGTGTTTTATCTTCGTTCCACCATAATTCATCTTTTATATCTTGGATTATTTTTCTTAAATGATCATCATCAATTTCCTCTCCTATACTTTCAACAATGCCATCCATTAATAAAGAAGGTGAGATGTAAGAATTTCCTTCTTCTGCATTTTTTTCTAAAAAATAAGTAATAAATGCTTTGACTCTTTGAGGAGCGTGAGGATGTATTCCTGTAGTTAATGCAATACTATCTGCTTTCTTCCACCCTATTCCCTCTACTTCATCAGCAAGAATATAAGGATTATCTTTTATTTTCTGTATCGCAATTTCAGGAGATGGATATGAATCAACTATTTTTCTAATTGCATAAGGAGTTAAACCATATTTATCTAATTCTACATATGCAACAGAATAATCCACATGCTCTTTATATCTTTCTATGAGTGCTACAGCAGTTCTAATTCCAATACCTTTTACTTTTGTAAGTGCTTGTGTATCGCCATTTTCTAAAACAGCAATAGGATTTTCAAGTGTTTTATAGAGGTTGTCTATTTGTGTAGGAGTAAGTATCTTTGATAAAAATGTTTTTTGATTGTCTCCAGTTGACATGTCAGACAATACTCCCATATAAATTAAATTATATTGTTTCCCCCACTTAGGATCTATGACTTCTTTTGCCACAACTGTATATGTATCTTGATAATTAGGTTCTGCCATAACTCCTTTGACCGCAAAGCAATTATATTTATCTGTTGCGACATCACCATTAATTGAATCGAGTAGCGACACTATAAGAATACCCCAATTATTCTTATAGTGTCTGATCGAAGCAATTTTTACAGTACACTTAATTTGCTTTTCTTCTTCATTCATTTAATTCCCTCTCTTTCTTTCAGTGTTTAGAACTAATTGCCCATTAGGTAGAATACTTTCAACTAATGTGACAGTATGAGGATAAATTGTATCTGTATATCTATATGGTCTGAAAACACTTCCTGTTCTATAACCACAAAATAAAACAATATTCCCTCTACTTAGCCATGATTTTTCCACGATGGTTTTACTTCCATCTTCATTTACTTTTGAAACCTGTCTATCATAGTTATTGAATGCCCCATCGTACATTTTCACATTAACTACTCCATCAATAGTTAACAATGTAACATTATGTTTATATTTATTTTTTTCTAGTATTGTTCCAATAATTCTAGTAATTTCAAACTTAGGATGTTGTATTCCTTTTCTCAGATATGTATCAACCACATTTGGATTTTCAGGAAGACTGAAGAAATTTACTACATTATATTCATTTAAATTACTATCTCTTAATTCATGTCTCGTATAGTAAAAACATAATGAATCCATCTCCCACTTTGATATAGTACCTCTAGCATGTTTATTCCATGTTTTATTATAAAGATACTCATTATATTGTTTTAATGTAGTTTCTTTAATGACCCATTGTTTGAAATCCTCCATTCTTTTATCATACTCTTTTTTAAATAATTTTTCTGAAATAATAATAGTGTCGTCTATATATTCCACTATATTTCCCTCTGAGAAATTATCTTGATAAAAAGGAAATGCAATTGTGTCTAATTTAATTAATCTGTCCGTATATCCCTTCTTTGTTTCTTTTTTAGGTTTAATCAAACCATAAATAAAATCTGGGTTAGATATATATTTTTTGAAATTATATATCCGCACATATATCTGTAAATGTTCAGGCACAAGTTCCGATTCGATAATATTATTTATATTCCTAAGTGCTAACTCACTTTTTGGTTCGTAAATTTGTTTAATATAATTTTCCATAATGTCTAATCTATTGCAATTTTCTAATTCGTCGAAACAACCTGCTTTTATCAACTGTATCATCTGCCCATTTTTTACTAGTGTGTCTTCAGATATAATCATTTTATTTATAAATTGTTGTAATGAAGAATATGGTCGATTTAGAACAATTACTCTTACAATGTCATCCCCTATGCCATTTATGCCTTTTAATCCATATACAATCCTATTATTTTCCACATCTGCCTTAAATCCAAAATCTGCCGTATTAATATTGGGCAACGCTATTTCTACACCATGAGATTGCATATTACTAATAGCTGTAGCAACTTTGCCATAGTTTGTTGATTTATTATTTTCTGATTCTTCATTGGCTCCTGCATCAACAATTAAACAAGCAGTATTCCAATAGAGAGAGGGGTATTTACTGTATAGATTCATCTCCTGTAGAGCAATGATTGTATACCCATAAGAATGAATTGAACTGAAGGAATAGCCAAAACTTTTAGAAAATATTTCTTCCCAAACATATTCCAACAGTATTTTTCTTGCCCCTGATTTTAATCCTTTTTCATAGAACATTTTCTTTGCCTCAATTAATATGTCTTGCCTTTTTTTGGCTATAGATTTTCTCAATTTATTACTTTCTTTAAGAGTGAAATTAGACACTTGAGGACTCATAGATAAAAGCATAACTCTTTCTTGTGAATCTGCCAAACCATATGAATCATTTAGAAAAGATTTTAATACTTCAATCTCATTATCGTTAAGTCCATAATTTTGCATGTCTATATACCACAAATTAATATCATTTTTATATCTTACGAATTGCTCTAGTGGAGTTTCTATACCATCACCCATAAGCCTCATCAAAGAATTTGCCGCACACATTTCTAATACGCTTTTTGGTTGAACAAATTTTAATGCTTCTGCTCCAACTGCCGAGTCGAATTGAAATAGAGATGGAATCTTTTCTATATTGCTCCACATTTCTTTGTTTGTGTAGTCTAAAACCTCTGGGTGTAGGTATTTGTCATAGGTTGATTTCAAACTGCCCTGCCACTCTATTAAACCCTCTTGAAGCAATGTTTCCATTGTGATTCGTATTCGATCTAGACTGTTAATTGTAAGAAAGTCATACTTTAGTGCAGACATTGCTTCACTGTCATGTAGTTCAAATTGTGTAATAATCTCACCACTTGGGGAAAGCATACAAGCATTGTGTTTAGTATAATCCTCATTTAGAATTAATACACCACTTGCATGTATTCCTCTTTGTACAATCAGACCTTCAATATTTGATGCAACATTTAAAAGATTTTCATATTTGTCTACTTCTGCAATAAACTCTTTTTTCTTTGCTCTGCCTTTCTCTTCGTTTCCATGTAAACAATCATTTAAACTCCAAACCTCACCTCTGTCAGTAGGTATCATTGCAGTAATAAAGTTTATCTCTTCACTTGGAATGTTTAATCCTCTACCTGCTACCTGTAATGCAGTTTTAGAACTAAGTGTACCAAAAGTACATATATTAATAACTCTGTTTTCTCCGTAGTAGTTTTTCATCGCTTGAAGAATTTGTTTTCTTTTTGATGCTTCTGTGTCATAGTCAATATCCGGTAAATCTAATCCTCTTTCAGCCGATATGTGTCTCCAATAAGGTGTTAATCCACCTAAAGGTATAGGATTAATTTGTATAATATCTAATAAATAAGCTATAAAAAAACCACCTGTTGAACCGCGATTCGGCCCAACTAAACTATTCCCTTCATTCCAAGATAAATCAATAATTTTTGCCATATTATTATAATAAGCACTCATAGGTTGATGCAACGCTTCAGTTAATAGATATAACTCCTTTAGCTCTTTGTTAATTCTATCAACAGCAACGAGAATATCTTCTGGTTTAATTTTTTCAAATAATGTTTGTTCCATTTGATATAATAGATATTTATCTTGCTCATTGTCTGAATACGCAAATTTCTTGATATATTCATATTCAGAATAATAATCAGACAAAATATGACTTAATTGAAATTGTGTCAAAGTGATTAATGGAATAATTTGTGCTTCTGATAAATCATACTCTTGTATTTTACTCCCTATTATAAGAGTATTGTAAATGGCTATATTAATATCTTCATCAGTTAAATTGTTTTGCAAATATTCTCGTACTTCTATTTCACTCATTAAATATGCTGTCCGATAAAAACTTTCCACTTCTCTTTCTGCATCTTTGGAGTTTAAGAATGCACTATGTATTGAAGAATCATCTTTTTGCAAATAATGTGAATCTGTAGTTATAAGATAGTGTAATCCATATGCCTTGGCTATTTCTACTGCCCTTATATTGTACTCCCATTGTTCTATTTGCACGTTTTCAATTGCAGGTTGTATTTCTATATAAAAATCATCTCTACCAAAAATATCTATTCCCCATTCAATAAACTCATTAATTGCTAGTTTCTTTTGGTATATTAATTCATTACTTTTTTTTGATTTTTCTAATCCTATTAAATCTAAAATATTGTGAGCCAAGAATGATCCCAAACAAGCAGACTGAGCTATTAAATGCCCTTTATCGTTTCCAATAATATTCTCAATATCTGTTGTCATAGTTGGTCGTCTTAGTATGCCATTTCCCATATAACTTTGTTTCCAAGCAATACTGGATAATTGTCTTAATTGATAGTGTCCAATTTCATCTTTTGCTAATAAAATAAAATGTGGATAATATGTTTGTTTGCTAATATAATTATTTTTTGCCTCTTCGAATTGTTCCGGTGTTTGTAAATAAATCTCATTGCCTAGAATCACGGGGAAATTTAGTTTTTTACCTAACTGTTGTGCTTTATAGTGAGATGAGAGTATTTCATGATTCGTGATAGCAATACCACTTAACCCTAATTTTTGTGCTCTTGTGATTAAATCTTTAGTCTTATTAATTGTATCAGCAAAACCTAGTCCAGCATTTGAAGTCTCATCATGATTATGTAAACTATACAATAGTCAATAACCTCCTTTATTTATATATTTAAAAATCAAGCAGTTTCTTGACTCTTTCATTATTGATTTCAATCTTTTCACCATATTTTTTATTTACATCAAATGTTTTATTATTAGGTGTCCATAAAGAATAATATGGACATAAATGTTTTAGGTTTTTATCTGCCAATGGAGTATTATTTGAAAAATCACACCAATAACATAAAGGAGTTGGTTTTGGAATATATTCGTTTTTTTCTAGACACTCTTCAAGTTTAGCGAATAATTTATCTAGTTTTTTTACTCCTCTATTATAATATCCTTTTGTACATGCTTTTTGTTTTGCTCCTATGAAGATAAAGTCATAAATAAATTCAATTGGTAATTTATCATATAATTTTTCACATGCCATTGCGTATATAAACATTTGTAAAGGTGTTACTACTTTATTATCTGGGTATATTGCTTTAGATGTTTTATAGTCAACTACTCTTAAATCTCCATTTTCGTTAATATCAATCCTATCAATGAATCCGCGAATAGTATATTTATTTTTATATGTAAAACTAAATCCTTTCTCTACTGCTAATACACTCCAACCATTTTCTAACGGTATAGTTTTTAAATGATCTAAATATAGGTTTATTTTTTCATCATATGTCATTCCTGATTTATTGCATATTTCGGAATAAGTATCAAAGTATTTTTTCTTTATGTCTTTAATTCCAAGTATATCTTCAATTTCGTTTTCTACCTCTATGCCATTTAGAATTTCTATCTTATGTATCTCTAATCCATTTTCAATAATTTGTTGAATGTATCCAAAGTCAGGCTCTTCATCATCAATTAAATATTGTCCCCATTTTTCCTTTCCCATATGACCTAAAGTACCAAGTTCTAATGCTAGAGCAGATTTATCAGAATGATGCTCATCAATGTATTTTAATTTATATCTGTAAGCACACTGGTCGAATAAATCTAATCTACTATAACTAAATTTTGAATCACTTACGAAATATTGCATGGTTGAACTTCCTCCCCATTTTTTGTTTTTATTTCATATTTATGTTTCATTAAAACCTCTAAAATTTCTTTTCCTTTGTCACATGGACTATCTTTGTGATCAAGTAAATTTGCATCATCCCATAATATATATACTTGACAATATGGTGTAAATGGCATTGCTATTTTAAGGAGTTTTTCTGCAAATTTATAAGCTTCATTACTATTAGTGTCCTTAAATTGCTTATCAAATCCAATAAATATTTCTTTAGGTTGAAGAGATAATATCATACTCCTTTGTTGTGGAGAGATTGACATACCGCATACAGCAATAGAAAAATTATTTTCACCATAAAAATCTTCGCATTTAAGGCAACTTTTTTCTCCTTCAAATATTATTACCTTTTTAATCTTTTTAATCGTTTCTTGAGTATGGTTTAGTCCATATAGATTTAAAGCTAATGGATGACTATATTGTTGTTTTTCAACTATTAGGGGCATATATTTCTTTTTAGCTAATATATCATCTTCTCTTAGTGCTCTGCCTCTAATACCAACTAAATTGCTATTAATATCATAATGAGGAATCACAATTTTATCATCTTTAATGTAATATTTAATTCCGTACTTTTCCATTGTTTTAATTGATATACCTTCATCGATCCATGTTTGATGATAGATTCCTTGAAATACATCAAGTACAGTATCATTTACCACAGATAAACTTACTATTGGCTTTAAAACTCTTTTGTATTTTTTTATCCAATCCCAATCGTCTATAATATAATCCTTATCAAGCTTAGAGAATATTGAAGACATATGGATATTCTTATTAGTAAGTGCAGCAACATATTTGATACATTCGTAAAAACTAAGTTTAATATTTCGGTTTAGTTTAGAACGTCTTACTAATTCATAAACGTCAAAAGTATCACTACATGCGGTATAACAATGAAATGTCTTACTATCTTTAAAATAATGTAATTTATATGATCCTCCACTACTGTTGTGACAAACAGTTTGAAATAATAAATTGTTGTCTTTGTCTCTATGTGAATCTTCACTACCTAAGTCTTTAAGAAGCATTATTATATCTTGTTCATCTAATTCTTGTTTAATTCTTTCTTTATCAAGCATTTTATTCACACCCCTAAAAACTAAAGAGTGCTTTAGTTGAATTCTCTTCGTCTTCCTTATCTATTACTAACTCTTTCTCATCAACTGAATGTTCATCAAGTATAGCATCAATCATTTCAATTTTTGTAGATTCAACAGGAATAACCTCGTATTTATTATTTGTAAGGAATAATTCCGTCAATCGCATATTGCCAAGATTAACATACAACCATAACTTCACTCTTGAAAGTTTGCCACGCCTTACTTTATAAATATGGTAAACCATATTGGGCACAGGATATATTCCTTTTGATAGTATGGGTTTTAATGAATCTAAATCTGATGCAGTAGGCTCCAATGCTACGACTCCTAAATCTATCTTGTCGGCGATGGCTTTAGCTCCACGAAGTACATTTTGGTCAGCATCTTTTACATTCTTGTATTCACCAGTTGTTTGGGTTGAACTATCAATATGAACATTAAATTTATTACACATTGCTTTTAATCTGTCTGAGAACATTAATAATATTTGATCTTCTCTTAATTTCATACCTTTAGATATGTTAGCAATTTCAGCCATAAGTTTCATGGATGTATGTAGATAGTCAAATAATATATATTGTACTTTATTCTCAATTTGATATCTTCTGATAACTGTTTCGATGTCTTCAATGTTAAAATCAGACATATATTCAATCCACAATGGAGATTGTTCAATAAATTCTATTGCTTGATTTACTCTTTCTTCTTCATCTTCTTTATATTTACCATCTAATATTTTATCCTCTTCAACTCCACTAGTATAGGCCACAAGCATTGTTTGTACTTCTTCAATTTCTAATTCCGTTGTAATATATAGAGTAGGTTCTGATATGCCTCTATACATCCATTTCTTTTCTTTTAAATCCCATATGTAAGGTACAGCATAACTACAGGCATCTCCGGCTGCTAAACGACTTTTCCCCAAACCAGTTGGTGCTGATCTTAGATAAAACTTTTTTAATCTTGCTCCTCTTGCGATAGTATTCATTATATTACTTGCCATTGGAATACCCATGTCAGGTGCTTCTTTGCATTTTTCTTTTAGCTGATATAACCCTTCTCCTGCTTTTTGACCTTGATTGCTTATGTTCATTAAATGCTTATTTTTAATATCTATAACTTTTTTTTCAATTATGTTAAAAATATCTTGAACAGACAAATTGTCAAATTTTGCTTGCATTTTTTCTTGTTCTCTTGGCTCAACAATTGCTTCATTGTAAATTTCATCAATATCAATTCCTTGTTCAATAAAAGTTCTTAGCAAACTGAATTTCTTCATTCTTTCATAAGAATAATCAAAATTATTAAGATTGCTATTGTCTTTGCACTCGATAATATAATCCATTCCATTATTCTCGTTAAATATTTTATACTGTAATTCATATGGAGATAAATAATTGTCAATTGCTATGTAATCAATACTTTTTACGCCTTGTAAATATAAGTTGTGTATTGAAGCAAAAATCATCTTATGAAATATTTCTTCAAAATCATCTCTATCAACAGTGTATCTACTATCACTTAATAGTTCAGGATTTTGTAATAAACAACCTAGTATTTGAAGGTAGCTTCGCTTACATGATAGACTCAGTGTGTTCACCTCAAATCGTTAATATTAATTAATTTACTGTCTGTATTTTCAACATATTTTTTTATTTTAACTACTTTGGGTATTACTGCTTCAGTCATATTTAAACCATCTGCTTGCTTGATAATTTCATTTTTCCTTTGTTCATACTCATGTGCTTCTGCATATGTATAGGGAATAATTCCCACACAATCAGATACAATAGGATTATTTTGCAATTCATAAAAATATTTTAACGTAGTCAGCATACCTTTATAACTAAATTTATAAGTATTATAATAATCTTTTAATAGTTTGTATGTTTTTACATTAAGTTTTGGTATCTTCAGTAGACTTTTTAAATAATTAAACAGAGCATCTTTAGCTAGTATTTCTTCATCAGAAATCTCTGCTTCGGGTTGAATATGAGTTTCCTTTTGTAGTTTGTCTTTTACTTTTTCTACTTGTTGCTTTTGCTTATTTTTTTCTATTTTGGTAGTTTGCTTAGACATTGCTCCGAAACAATCTACATGGTAATATTTATTTTTATATTCAAATGCATCTTCTTTTTTTACAGTCATTTTACAAAAAGGACATATACATGGTCTTCCTCTTCCCATTGAAATCAACTCCAATACATTAAGTGGACAGGCATAATATATTAATACCTGCCCACTCTTCAAGTTTATACTATAGCGATAGTTCGTTTGCTTTGTCTACTAAATCGCCGTAGATAACAGACATGACTTCTACTTGTAATTTAGTACATTCGCTTACTTTTTTACCCTTCCCAAGATATTTTTCTACTATTTCTACAAGTTGAGTAACATTGTCAGAGTTAATGAATTTCTCACCAATTGCTCCAATGACAGACATTAATTGATCGTAATCCAACACTTCTGATTCAAATGTAGTTTTTTGCTCTTGAAAAGAAACTGCTTTAATCCCTTCTGCCTCTTCTTGTTTTTCAATCGCTTTAATAATAGCTTCTTCAAGATTTTCTGCTGTAAATTCTTTGATATACGTATCAATGTAATCAAATCTACTTCTAGCAAAATAAGTGTCTGTTTGAGCAAGATATCCAGATGATTTTATTACTTTTTTATCTTCGTCTACACCATTTGATTCTAGATATACAACAATATCACAGTTATCGATAATTGGTTCTAATGCTCTCTTGTCTCCTTTTGGAAGAGTTAGTCCGTTTTTATTTTCGGTTTTGTGTGCAATAAATATAACCGTGTATCCTGCACCAGTTAATTGATTAATCTCTGTCCAATATTCAGTTTCATATTCTTTCCATAAACCAAAGCCTTCGTTACCATCTTTTAATCGAGAGACACCATACACACTATTGATATACTTTTGGCAGTATTTTGCAGATGCCTCAACTTCATCAAAGATAATAGTACAATATAAATCTCTTGCTTTACCTACAGTAGCAACGCTAGTTAATTGTTTATTCCATTTCTTAAAATCTGCCCATGAATTAATTGGAACATGCGGAACTCCTGAAATAGCATTCAAACCTTTTTCAAATGGGAGATATAGTGGTTTTTTCATTCTTGTTGCCTGTAGTGTCTTGCCCAAATTGTTGCCCCCATAAACCATAATTGTTTTTCCCTCTAAACCTTTTGCAACAACTGATACTTGTGGGTTAAAAATATCCAATATAATAATCTCCTTTCAATTTGGAGGATAGGTGACATCACCTATCCTTATTATCTTATTCACTAATTAATTCAATTTTTTAACTTTTAAAATGGTAAATCTTTGCCACTTTTGGGAGTGGAAGATGCAGTCTTTGCACCAGAACTACTAGGTTTTTTATTTTTTAACTCTTCAAGATGCTCTGCTCTTACGGTCATTGCATTTTTGATAGTCTCTACACTAAACAACAAGGGACTGTCTTCGATATACGGCTCTGTGCCACCAGTAAATATCATTTCTCTTGTTGTAATAGTAGTTGTAGTTTCTTTTGGTTTCCCAATTGCAACCGCAGTCACTTTTTTATTTGTAAATACTGTATTAATTAAGTCGCCAAAAATTTTAATTGTTTGACCTGCTTCATACATAGAGTCTACAGCATCAATATATTCTTTGTCTGCTACGATAAACTCCATTGGAACAACTTTTCCATCGTAAATTGGAACTAATCCACTAATGATTTTTCTTCCTGTTAAATCACCAGTTTTTTTATCTATTTCATCATTAATCTTATGTATGAATACTTCCACCTCAAACTCAGCTTTTGGTTCAAACTCTTCTCCAGGTTTTAACCTATTAACAAAGTTTGTATTAATTTTAATAGAAGACTTTAACTCACCAGCAGGATTGTAATAATCGTTTACCACTAATTTTGCTCCAGTAATTCTTACTTTATCAGCTTCTTCTTTGCCTACCTTTGCAATGGATTTGTACTCATCCATTATTGTTGTCAATCCCTTGAATACTGAATTATCGTTTCCATCTTTTTTCAATTTATAAGCGAAAACATCAACCGTATGAATTGAGTTTTCCTCTGTTTGAATAACGACCTCTCCGGTTATAGCTTCCTTGCCTTGTACTTGCTTTACTTCAATATTGATTTCTGATACTGTTCCTTCGATAATCACCTTGTTTTCAGCTTCTCTAAGTAGTGTATTTGCATTGTTTTCAGTCATTGTTTAATTCCTTCTTTCAATATTTTTATTTTATTATTTAGAACACAAGTAGTTTGAAAATATATTGAAAGAAGGTGGACTTAATCCGCGTTTAATAGGGACTCTATACTTTCTTTTGTTTTTTATACTAACACCTCCTTAAATAAAATATCTACACTAAGATTGTATTTATATACCGCATTGATATTAGTAATTCTAGTTCCTATATTTTTCTACTCCTTTATTTTTTATTATCGTATAACTTTTACATCAAAATTAAATTCTAGGCACTTTCTACTAGCCAAATAATCACACCAATGTACAAAATGTTGTATTTTACTTTTTGGTCTTGGTAAAACTTCTTTTTTAGTTTTGTAATCAAATATGAATTGCCCCATATGCGACTCAATATTGTCAACAATCATATTTAATACATTTTCATCTATACAACTATTTATTTCTGTATTAGACCTAATCATTTTTGCAGCAATTAAAGGATGTTCTGTGACTGTATGAGAACTATTTTCTATACCTGATTTATAACTATCGTGTAATATTAAAGATGAAACAATTATATCTTTATCATCTTCTGTGTATTTAAAAATATCCAACCTAAACATTTCTACTGCGATTCTTACTGCTGATTGGGTATGTCTAACCAAACCTCCTTCTCCTAAAGCATAATTTGGGTGATATTTTCCTGAAGATGATGCAGGAATTGAGAAAAAGTATTCTGGTAAAGTATTTAATGTTTTCTCTGTAAACTCTTTAATTTTAGGATTTAATATGTATGATAGTTCTGTTTTGAATATATCTAATCTATCCAACTATTTACTCCTTTCTTCTTAATAAATTATTTATTTCTTAACCTCTTAATCATTATACCATACTACTCATACTGATGTCAAATGTATTTATTTTATAATTTATAAAAATATTTCACATCTTCATTTTCTCCATAATCCTTCGAAATCTCACTTTCATAGGATGTAATATATAACATAATTATTTATACCTATTTAATGACCGCAAACCCTACTGTCACAACAGTTTCAGGACTATTTTAACCATTTTTATGAGAATTAGAGTTTTTGGTCATTTTAAGCATAAACCTATAAAACGAAAATTTCTTGAGGTTATTTAATATCATCTTTCCAACTAGTATCCATAGCTCCTACACTTCGATAATTACATACTGACTTACTTAAACTAGTATACAAAGAATCCGTACCAATACTATTAGCAGTATAATTTGAAGCAAATTGTCCACTAATACCAAAACTCTGAGCAGTTCCTACAGCATCAATATTTGCCCCCAAGAATAAGAATTGCCAATTATATGTATTAGTTTGATGTTCAATCATTTCTTTAATTTGCTTTCGATTAAATTCTTTACTCTGATTTTCTTGACCATCAGTAGTAATAACAAAGATTACTTTACTTGGTCTATTGTCTTCGTTCAATTTATTAAGTCTATCTCCTACAGTATTAATTGTTTTTCCAATAGCATCTAATAAAGCAGTCATACCTCTAGCTGAATATTCCTTAGTAGTCATTGGTTTCACTGTTTTAATATCTATTCCATTGTGTAGAATTTCATATTGGTCATCAAATAGAATTGTAGTTAATAATGCCTCTCCATATTCTTGCTTTTGAGTTTCAATAAATGAGTTAAAACCTCCAATTGTATCAGCGACTAGAGAATCCATAGAACCAGAACGATCTAAGATAAAGACGATTTCAGTTAAATTGTTTTTCATATTATTTTCCTTCTTTCTTAATTTTCTCAAGAGCATCATTTAATTGTTTCAGAAAATGTGCAGGATCATCATTGGAATCTAGAGTTAAATTGATTGTAATATTATTAATAATGGGAGTTTTAGATTCTTTTACATTTTCTTCATCTTTCTCAACTTCTTCTACCCAATCCCATTCTTCTGGTTCATTATCTCCTAAAACATCAGAAATAACTCTTACGCAACCATTACGTTGTTTAATAGCTACAATGTCCCAATCATCATTTTCTGGAGTTAATTCTTCGTTATAATCATCTAATGATATTCCATCACCACTGTATCCTTCCGCTATATCAATTTTATCATAGAAGATAAAATCACCTTCAAGGTCATTCAATAAAGCGAATAGAACTCCATTTCTCATTTTAAACAACATAGAACTATTTAAATCAAATTTCTTCATTTTAACATTCCTACTTTCATTATTATTCTCTTGATTTGCGTTTACTTCATTTTCTATGTATGGTTCAAAATCTTCTGGTAAGAAAAAATCACCTTTATTTGATCTTTCTGTGGATTCTAAAACGATATAATGAGAACAAATCTCTGATACGAATAAATATGGTTGGTTTTCACTCTGTGCATACTTCCACTCGATACTACCATCTAAATTTCCACAATAACTTTTTGAATGAGGAGTTACCTTCATTCCCACAATAACATGTTCTCTTTTCAATTTATCTAACTCCTTTCTATAATAAATTCTTACTGAGCAAATTGACTCAATTTCTCTCTTAATTCCAAATGTGTATTAATTTTTGCTTCTGCTTCATTTTTAACCTGCTGTGTATTGACCAGCTCTAATTCTAACGCATGAATTTTTTCTTGACTCTGAATTTTAGATTGATTTAGCATCTCGTTTGCTTTGTCAATTTCTTGAACTGCTTGCTTAAACATAGATACTGCATTATCAACTACTCCTACTGCTTTTTCAATCATCATAGAAGGTGTTAAAGTTGTTACTACGACATTCTTTTTAAATAATTTCTTCATTTTAACATTACCTCTTTCATTTATAATTTATTTTATATAAGTTAATATTTTAACTCCTCTCCACTACTCTAAACAACACACCATTATTACTCTTGTGAAACTTGAACAATTCATTACCATTATGCAAATCATTTTGAATATAATAATACTCAGAATCTTCTTTCATAATTATTCTGTATGTATCTTTGTTAAATGTGTAATAATCTTTTAGAAATACTAGTTTTTGCAATAATATCACCTCCTTTTAAAAACCTTACAACTCTATTGCATCAAACAAACACTACAAGAACAACCCATGCAATCTCCTTTATAACCTTGTTCTTCACATTTGTCTGCGTCTTCTTGCATTTCTTTAGTCATTTTCTTTACTACATATCCATTTTCG